GATCGACCCGCTCGCCGCGCTCGTCACTGGTCTTGCCACATGGCTGCACCAGAAGGACGACAGCGGTCCCAGCGTCTACGAGGAAAGGAACATCGAATGGGTCTGACCGACATTTTGCGCCGCTACCTCGGCCCCGTGCCGCCGCGCTCCGACTTCGAGGACACCGTGCCCATCGGGCAGGCGACCAGCGGCAGCGTGCAGAGCTATGTCCAGTCTTACTCCTACACGGGCGAATCCATCACGCCGGCCCGAGCCCTTGAGGCCCCGAGCGTCTACGCCTGCGTGCGCCTGATCGCGTCGAGCATCGCCCGACTCGACTGGGAAGTGCTGCGCGAGACGAGCGACGGCAAGGTCGCCGAGTCTCAGCATCCCCTGCACACGCTGCTGAACTACGAGGTGAACGAGGACGTCGGTGCTTTGCAGTGGAAGGAGAAGATGATCTCCGACTGCCTGCTCACGGGCAACGCCTACGCCTACATCCATCGCGACGCGGCCGGCCGCCCGCTCGCCCTCGAGCCCCTGCGCCCGGACTACGTTGCGGTCTACCGTGACGGGCAGAACCAGCCCTACTACCAGGTCTGGACGGGCAAGTACACGGGCAAGGACGCCGAGAAGCAGACCCGACGCTTCCGCTCGTTCGACATGTTCCACCTGGTGAACGCGACCACCTTCGACGGCATCCTTGGCGTGCCGCCGATCCACCTGATGCGCGACGTGATCGCACTCGAGCTGGAGATCACCGAGTTCATCACGCGGTTCATCGCGAACAATGCCGTCCCTGCAGGCACGCTGAAGATGCCGGGCCGCCTGAGCCCGGAGGCGTCGAAGCGCCTGCGTGAGGCGTGGCAGGCTGCTCACGGTGGCGCAAGCCGCGCCGGCCGCGTGGCCGTGCTTGAGGACGGTCTTGAGTACAAGCCGATCGCGAACACGGTCAAGGACAACGACGTGATCGAGATGCGCAAGTACTGCCGGCAGCAGATCGCCGCCATGTTCCAAGTGCCTGCGCACAAGATCGGAGACACGGACAGCACGTCGTATAATTCGGCCGAACAGCAGGATTTTGAGTTCGTCAAATTGACGCTGGCGAGCTGGGCGACGCGCATGGAGCAGGAAGCCAGCCGCAAGCTGATCGCCCGCGGCGAGCCCTACTGCACCCGCATCAACTTCGACAGCCTGCTCCGGGCAGACATGAGCACCCGGTTCAACGCATACGCGGTCGGTGTCACGAACGGCATCCTCACCCCGAACGAGTGCCGTGTGCGTGAGGGTCTGAAGGCTGTCGATGGTGGCGACCAGATCCGGGTGCCACTGAACACCGAGACGCCCGGGGCGCCGGCCGGATCTTCCGTCCCGCCGTCGCAGGATGTTGCACCCGAGGAGGTCGAGCCTGTGCCTGCGAGCGTCGACGTGGAGCCTGAGGAGGATGACACTGACGAGCAGACCGAGCGGGCCCGCGACCTCATCGCCGCGGCGCAGCGGATGGCAGCCATCGCCGCGGTCCGGCCGGCGATCGAAGCCGCCTACCGCCGGCACCTTGGCCGCGTGAGCGACTACCTGCTCAAGCAGCGCACCCAGTCGAAGCTCGACAAGTGGGAGCCCCCGCTCGAGTGCCTGGACGCCGACCTGCGTGACACGGTGGCTGGACTTGGGCGCCTGCTTGGCGACGAAGCCAAGGCAGCCAAGGTGCTCGACGAGGCGCTCCTGCGTCACGGCCGCCAGCTGCGTCGGGGCGTCGGTCGGATCGCAGACCTGAGCGAAAGCATCGAATCGTGGCGCACCCTGCCGGGCTCGGCCGCTGCCGAGCTGCTGGATCTGGTGCGCATGGAAGTCCTGAACGAACCCGTACTGGAGGAACGAAATGAGCAAGCCTGAAACCCGTGCCCTTGGCACCCTGAGCGAGGCCGCCGACCTGAAGGTGCGCGGCTATGCCGTCACCTGGCAGACCTACGACATGGGGCGAGAGATGGAGCGCATCGACCCCAAGGCGTTCGAGCGGGCCCTCGAGAACCCTGCCGACATTGCCCTGCTCTGGAACCACGACACCGGCAAGCCGCTCGCTCGGGTCCGCGCCGGCAACCTGCGCCTCTGGACCGACGAGCAGGGCCTTGGCTTTGAAGCCACCCTGCCCGACACGGCGACCGCCCGCGAGGCGCACGCCCTGGTCGAGAGCGGCGTGGTGAGCCAGTGCAGCTTCGGGTTCATGGTGCGCGAGGAGCGCTACGAGAAGGGCGAGACCAAGCCCGTGCGGGTGATCCTCGACGCCGACCTGCTTGAGCTGTCTCTGGTGACCTTCCCTGCCAACCCCACGACCAGCGTGGAGGCCCGGGAAGCCGCTCAGGACGCGCCGGTGCGTCGGACCCTCCGTCTGCCGCCCCCGCGCTGAAAGGGTCTTGCAGAGGCATTCTGGCGTGTGAGAATGCCCCCAACTGAATAGCACCGCGACCAGCGACCACTGCCTAGTGCACGTCGACCGGAAGCGAGGCACACCTCCGTCGCAGCCCTCGTGGCGCACTGGTGCGCAAGCGTTTGGAAATGAAGCCCCCAACCGCTGCGGCCGTGCGCCATTTTTACGCCGCCGCAGCGCTCAAACGGAGACTGCGATGGCAGACAACATGAACACCCTGGACCGCGGCGGCGAGGAATACCGCGGCCTGTTCCAGAAGTACCTGCGCCGTGGAGCGAACGCTCTGACGCAGCCAGAGCTTCGAGCACTCAGCCTTGCCGGCACTGGCCTTGGCAGCGGCGTGGCACCGACCTCGTGGAACAACTTCATCGACTTGGCGATCCAAGAGGACGCCATCCTGAGCCGTGTCCGAATGGTGCAGAGCGCTGAAAAGTTCACGGCACCGATCTACGTCGGATCTGAGGCTGTGAACAACACCAGCGTCGTGTCTCGCATCGACGTCACCGCTGGCGGAACCAGTTACACCACGGCCCCCACCGTTGCGTTCTCGGGTGGTGGTGGATCGGGCGCTGCAGCCACGGCAACCATCTCTGGAGGCGCGGTCACGTCCATCGCGATTACAAACGTGGGCTCCGGCTACACGTCCGCACCGACCGTTTCGTTCAGTGGTGGCGGCGGCAGCGGCGCGACGGCGACGGCTGTGATCGGAACGGAGGGTCTGCGCACCGAGACTTGGACCAGCGGAACGCAGATTGCCCTCCCGCAGCAGGGATCTGGCGGCAGCACCACCTACACCTTCGGACTCAAGAAGGTTCACTCGTGGTGCCGTGTGTCGAACGAACTGCTGGAAGACAGCAATTCGGCAGCAAGCGTCGAGCAGTTCCTCATGCAGGAACTTGTGACAACGCTCAGGAGCGAGATCAATCGCCAGATCCTGATCGGCAACGGCACCAGCGAGTGCCAGGGCGCTTGGAACTCGGCCCGTGCCTACAGCCGAACGGCGAGCACCGGCGTCGCCACGACCAACAAGGCGAGCGATGTCCTCGCTGCTGCTTGGACCGCAACGAACAGTGCGCTCCCGGCCATGTCGTACGAAAGTTGGGTCAACAGCGTCGCAGTGATCAACGCTCGACTGACTGCTTCGTTTGACTCGACCTTCTACCCGCCGCTGTTCCCAGTGTTCATGGGCAACATGAAATCCGGCACCACGGTCGAGGGCCTGCCGACCATTCACTACCGACTGAGCGCAACGACGCCGGCATCCGGCGACACGCTCGTCATGTTCTTCGATCCGAGCAAGTACCTGCTCGTGACCAACTTCGCCGGGTTCACTGTGACTCGCCTCGGCGAGCGCTACAGCGACTCGGACAGTACGGCCTTCGTCGCCAGCGTGCGGGCGGACGGGGCTCTTCTCCATTCCTCAGGTGTGTTGAACGTCAACCGATCCTGAGCCCGCACAGAAGGAAACCACATGAAGCACTACAAGAAGCTGCGGGAGGAGAACGATCTCCGCTACCGCCAGATGAGCGAGATGATCGAGGCGGCCAACGCCAACGGCGGCGACATGAGCGCCGAGGACACCCAGAAGTTCGATGCGCTCGACGCCGAGTACCGCCGGGTGCAGGGCGTGATCGAGAGGAACCACCAGCTGATGGCGCTGGCTGCGAAGGACCGCACGGAGGGAGCCGATTTTGTGGATGCGGGCCCCGAGGCTCCAGAGCGCCGGGCTTCCAAGGCCGAGAAGGCTGAGAAGGCTCGTTGGAGCGCATTCGCCGACACCAACGAATACCGCGACGCCTTCGATTCCTACCTTCGCCGCGGCGAGCTGGTCGGCCCGACCGAGCAGCGTGCACTGAGCGAGGGCGGATACGGCCTGGGCGACGTGGTTGCGCCGACCGAGTTCTCCGACAAGCTCTTCGAGCAGCTGCAGAAGGTCGTGACCCTGCGCCAGATCGCGCAGATCATGCCGATGGGATCATGGAAGCGTGATCTCGTCGTCGAGGGCGCCGTGGCGAGCGTGAACTGGACTGGTGAGGGTTCGAGCATCACCGATTCACTGCAGTCTTCCAGCACCTTCACCAGCACCGTCCTGCAGCCCAAGAAGCTCGCCGGCCTCACGAAGGTCTCTCGCGAGCTGCTCGAGGATGCACCGGCCCGTGGACCTGGCTTCAGCCTGGAGAACATCCTGGTCAACTCTTTCGCGAAGGGTTTCGCGGAAAAGGAAGAGCAGGGTTTCCTCGTTGGCACCGGCGCCAGCAACCAGCCCACCGGCATCCTCACCCTCAGCACGATTGACAAGACCGTGCAGATGGCTGCTGGAAACAATGCCATCAGTGCAGCCAAGGTGATCGAGTGGGTCTACGCTCTGCCGCGTCAGTATCGCCAGCACCCCAGCTGCGCGATTCTGGTGAGCGACAAGCTGCTCTCCTACATCCGTGCAGCTGGCACCGCCGGCGGCACCGTGAGCTACTTCTGGCAGCCCAGCGGCATGCTCGGCGAGCCTGATCGGATCATGGGGATCCCCGTGTACGCCTCTCACTACGTCCCGGATCCCGCGACCAGCTCGCAGGGCTTTGCATCGGGCGGTGGCATCGCGGGCATGATCGGGGCCTTTGACTACTGCGTCATTGGCCAGCGCTCGAACTTCAGCATGAAGGTGCTGAACGAGCGCTACGCGGACGAGGACAACGTGGGCATGGTTTGCACCAGCCGGGTGGACGTCAAGATCACCCAGGTCGATGCCTTCCGCTACCTGCGCGGCGCGGCCAGCTGATCGGATGAGTGACTGAGTGCATCACCCCCTGGGGAGGGAAACCTCCCTAGGGGATTTCAGAGGACGACATGAGAGTCAAGATGCTCACCGCTGTCGGAACGGCTGACGAGGGCTATGGCGAAGGCCAGGTCTATGACCTCGCCGAATCGCGGGCGATCGAGTTCATCTCGCTCGGCTGGGCTGAACGCGCCGAGTTTCACCCTGACCAGCCGGAAGCGTGCGTGAAGCCGGAGTGTTGCAGGGCTGTCAAGAAAGGGGCGCGGCGATGAAAGCAAACAAGCTGATTCCGCTGCTCAGGCGCGGCGACGGCTCCACGCTGTCTCTCGACTTCACCGCGATGAGCAGCCTCGACTCGCGGTTCACGTTCACGCGGGCGAGCACGACATCTACCTTCATCAACAGCAGCGGATTGATTGCCACAGCAGGAACGAACGTCCCCCGTTTCAACTACGACCCGACCACGCTCGCGCCTCGCGGGCTGCTGATTGAGGGCAGTGCGACGAACATTTGTCTAAACGGGAGTATGGCATTCACCGCGACTGCTCCGACCAGTTGGAATCGTGGTTTTACCCAATGCACGGTTGCGTCCGTCGATTCAACGACTTTCTTGGGCCAAAAGGCGTGGAGCATTTCGGCAACCGCAAGTGGTCAGCGCGACTTTCTGGAACAGGTCATATCGTTGGCCGCAAACACGACATATACCGTGTCCGTGTATTTGGAAGCAGTCACCGGGACAACGGCGGTATTTGCCTACATGACTTCGCTTCCCTCAGGAGCAACAAGCGGAACTGTTGTAAATCCATCGGCTGGGCGCGTGTCGTTTACGGTGACTGTTGGTGCGACAGCCGGAAACGGAACCCTGCGACTCGGTATCGGAGCAGCAACCGGAACAGGTGTTTCTGCTGACGCATCCGTGCGTTTCAGTCATGTTCAGGTAGAAGCAGGCTCCGGCGCATCGTCGTACATCCCGACTGGCGCAAGCACCGTGCAGCGGGCGGCTGATCAGTGTGAAATGACGGGTTCTAATTTCTCGTCGTGGTTCCAATCGGGAACGCCGTACACGATGCTGTTCAAGTATTCAATGAATAACCCGGCAGATTGGGCCGGATCGAATGTGGATCGTGGTGTGGGTTTGTTGAGCGCGTCGTTCAGTAACCCCCGAGTGTTCATCAATGCCGCATACCGTGTTGCGTCGGGATCTACGGATATCGGGCGATTTGTTCGTGTGTTTGACAGCGGAACGCTGGATATGACTCCATCGGTATTGCCTGCCGCTGCGTCGAATACCGCTCTTGTGTTTGCCGTAAACACGAATGACGCTGCGTTGTATGCGGCAAACCAAAGTCTCGGAACAGATGCGTCTTGCACATTGCTGACTGGTTACACCGACTTCTCAATCGGTCGGGTGTCTGGTTCGTCCGGTCATCTAAACGGATGTATCCGCCAAATCAAATATTGGCCTACCCGCCTGCCAGACTCCACCCTTCAGAGCCTCACCCAATGATCGACTACTACCTACGCGCAAACACCGAAGCCGCGATGAAGAACTCGTTTCTCGCGGCGGGCATCGAAGTCACAGGCATCGACGGCGAGGTGGTGGAGTTCAACGGCATCAGGCTCGACATCGGCTGGCTTGGCCCCATCTCGCGGCCTGACCCAAACGATCCCGAAGGCCCGCCAATCGTTGACAGCCGATACCACGCGAACCTTCGGGTGAGCGGAGACCTGCCGCCGGAGGTGCTGGCGGAACTGCCGATTATCGAGCCAGCCCCAAGCAACCCCACGAGGACCTGGGCGTGAATGACCTGCGCACCAACCTGACCGACAACGGCGCCACCAGCGCGGTCGTGACGGCGGCTGAGTTCAAGACTCACGCACGCATCTATCACACGCAGGACGACACCTATATTGCGACGCTGATCCTCGTCGCCACGCAGTGCATCGAGCACGAGACGCGCCGGGCGCTCATCAATCGATCCTTCGCGCTGCAACTTGAGGGCTTTCCCGCTGACGGCGAGATTGTGCTCCCGCGTTCCCCGCTCTCAAGCGTGACGAGCGTGACCTACACCGACACCGCAGGCGCCACACAGACCGTCTCATCGGGCGACTACCACACCTACAGCGTGAACGGCGTCGGGCGCGTGGTCCTGTCAAGCACCGCGTCGTGGCCTACAACCCTGAACACTGGCGGGCTTGACGTATCTGTCAACTTCACCGCCGGCTACGGGGCCACGAGCGCCAGCGTGCCTGTGGCGCTCAAGCAGGCGGTGCTGCTCCAGGCGACGCACCTCTACGACAACCGCACCGCCGTGGCACCTGCGCAGCTCTACGAGATCCCGCGAGCTGTTGAGCGCCTCATCGTCCAGTACCACACGGGGGACTACCAGTGAACCCGGGCTACATGCGGACGCCGCTGGAGGTGATGAACCCCACCGAAACGACTGATGCCTATGGGCAGTCGACAAGCACCTATTCGGTCGTCGCCACGGTCTTTGCGGCAATCAACGAAGCCAGCGCAGACGAGAAGATGAATCACCGTCAAATGAATCAGGTGATCACGCACCGCATCAGGACACGTTGGCATCCAAACATCACACACAAGACGCGGCTACGCACGGTTGCAAACGCTGCCGGCATGAGTGTCACGGCGTGGGACGTGGTGAGCGTGATCAACTGGCAGGAGCGCCGTGAGTATCTCGACTGCGTGTGCAGGCAGGTGGTCACCTAATGGCAAGGATTGGACGCCAATCCAACCTGCACAGGTACTTGATCAAAGGTCTTCCTGAAATGGAGAAGACGATCAAGGACATGTCGACCACCAGACTTCAGGAGGTTGTTGAGTCAGTCCTTGAGGAGATTGGTCGGCCAACCCAGCGAGCCCTGATCAACTACTACGGCAACAAGACCGGCAAGCACGACAGCGAAACTCTAACTCGGGCCATGCAGCACCGATGGTGGAGCAAGCGACGGCAGCAGGGTCTGCCTGTCGGATTCTCAAGAGCCCTGGCAGTACGAGTACTGCTCAAAGATGGATTCGGATTTAAGGTCGGGAAGCTGAAGACGACCGAAGGCTTTCTTCTGCGACTCATGGCTTGGGGCACGGGGATCCATTTGATGGAAAAGGGGCGATACAAGCACAGCAAGGGGAACAACTACAGAGGATGGGGTCGCGGCATTTCAATCCTGAAGCGGTTTGCCGACTATGCCATTCAGCAATTAAACACAAAGCTGGGGCCGGCCTTTGAGCGTGCTGCCGCGGAGTCGGCCAGAGCAAATGGG